ACCTCCTTCCAGGCCTTCTTCGCTATCTTGTCGAATACGGGCCTGATAGCGGGGTTGATGTAGTCTCGGCCAACGACATACCCGCCATTACGGGTTCCGTGACCATATTGCAAGATGACGGCGATGTTTACACCGTTGTTTACGTGTGAGTTTGTCCAGGTGATCTTCCAGTTCTCGCCAGTTCTGGTTACTTCGTAGTTCCAACTAGCTGCAGTCTCGCCGGACCTGGAGGGGGTCGCCGCCTTGAGAGCAGAAACCCCCTCCTTGCCGAACTGATTCATGATCAGAGCCAGGTCTAACTTCGTCATTCTGTCAAACCAATTCCTGGTGAGTTTCCAGTCTCCCTGGCTCTCGATCGTAATCATGATTCTCCTAGACTAGAGATTCGGAGTAGATGTTGGCCACTCCGGAGACCATGCATCCGATGGCGCCCTTGGCCATAGCCTGGTCATAGGCGTCTCGGGTTGGGCAGATGTGCCCCCATACCGGCTTGCCGAGTCCGGTAGTTCGGTTCCAAACCTCATCGCTGGCATCGAAGGACATACCGATGTAGTCCCATGGCTTGTGCCACTCGTTGATCCGACCATCAGTTACCTGATCTGGATACGAGTATCCCCAGCACTTCCAACCATCCGCCTTCCACTGATTAGCCAGCCATCCGGCGTCGATGGAGAACTTCCAGATGATTCGACCGTGGGCATCAGAAGGGAAGAACTTCTTCAGCTCCTCCCACTGAACCGCGGAATACTTAGGATCGAGTACTGTAATGTGACTCGAGCCATATGCTGCGAAGTACTCCTCAACCGTCATGAAGGGCTCGCCCATGGTGGTGAACTTCTGGATCTCCGCCCATGTCATCTCGGTGACGGGGGTATCTGGAGCCGTCTTATCCACACGCTGGAGGGTGCGATCGTGGTTCAGGAACCAGACTCCATCCTTCGTCTTCTGACATGAGACCTCCAAAGCCCCTGCTCCGAACATAACCGCGTTTGTATATGCCCGGATCGAGGCCTCAGGCCAGCTGACGGATCCTCCTCTGTGGGCGATCAGGAAGCCGCGAGTGTCCATCATGGTGTGTATGTCGGAGTATCCTCTTGGTACGGCACGCATGGTAGACGGCTGCAGTTCCCCATTCCAATATACGAATACCGGATTGGAATTTCCAGAATCGGTAATCTCTATGCCAGGTACGACTACGGCTGGAGGTTCTGGATTCTCTTCCTCAAGTTCTACCCAGGCATAAGCCTTAGCGCCGTACGAATCCTTCACTGACGAAGCCAGTGCTCCGATGGTCATCGACCACGAGGATCCTCGGTTACGTTTACCGCCTCTAGCGATTGGGTCGGTACCCGGGGGATACCATACTGGTTCATCTCGAGAAGATGGTGCGTGATATTGTACCGCTACTAGATTTTTCTTGGTCTTATCGAGAGTGGGAATACCTGGTTGCCAGGTATGTATCTTATACTTGGATACCCCGCCGATCGAGAATAAGACAAAGTTCTCTCTAGCATTGGTGGCGACATCACTATTGAACTTGAAGTCGCCATCAAGATCAGCTTTTGTAGCCCGTTTTACAGCTACATACCCAGATCGCCCACCGGCGTCACGGTTGTATTGGAAATCCCAGCCAGCAGGAGGTCTGGCTTTGGTGTCTCCAAACTGTGAAGCATAGAATACAACTATAAGGTCGCCGATCTCAGCACCGGTACTTCGTAGCGAAGTAGTACCAAAACCATTAGCCTCAGATCCGCTACCAGTAGCTAAATGGACATGCAATCCTGGCTTAGGCGTCTCATAGACGTTGAAGTTATGGATAGTAATGTCTTGAGCCGTACCCGGAACCGCAATGGATGGCGTCCACATTGGATAGGCGTTATTTGGAAGCTCGAAGTCGAACTTGATCGCCGCATTAGTACCGCCCCGGATATTCCAGGTGGTGATGAAGTCCTGTTTATCGGTCTTCTTCTTATCTGCCTGGAACCAGTTCGCTCTCATGGCGAGCTGGGTATCTCTATCCGCCGTATACGTTATCTCGACCGTCCACTTACGATCACCGACGGTATAGGCAGCACTCTCGAACGGGGTGGAACTGGATCCCTTTCGGATCAGGCGGCCGTCCCCTACTCGAGCGCCATTACCTCCCCACCAGGCGCCAATTACTGGGAATACGCTAGCCATTACTTGGCCCGCCTAACAATCACCGTCCCGGACGGAGTCCCAGCAGGCACTGGATCGTCAGGTCCAAGGACAATCATCTTCGGGACCTCCGGAATCTTGAGATTGTCGACCTTCAGCTTGAGCTTCAGGTATCCCTTGAGCCACGGAATGATCAGCTCTCGGATCTCGGCGCCTGGAGGGTTCTCATAAGGGTTGCCAACTGGGTGCCACTGACCACCATTTTGAGGATCCTCGACCAGATAGCCATCCGTGACGTAAAGATGACTGATGGCGAGGTTGTCAGCCTTATCGAAGACCTTCTGGTAGTTCTCCGAAGTGACTGAGTGCACCACAGCCCACCATCGAGTAGACGGATAAGCCTTCATGTGATCGGGCAGAATCGGAGATGTCGGATTCTCCTCGAGGAACTTGGTTGCCGTACCCTCGAACATCATACAGACGTCGAAGTCAAGGTTGCACACTTCCTGGGAGATGTTGGATCCGGTGTTGATCGCAATCACGAAGTCCAGGCCGTTCTCTCGGCGAATCGTGTCGATCAGATCCTTGTACCACGGAAGGCGGTCCTTCCGGGCATCCCATCCGTTGATGACCTCATCGAGGAAAACTCCCTGAACCAGGTCACCATACCAATGCTTAGCCCTCTTCAGCTGCTCAAGGATGTACTCCTTGGTGAACTTGGCTGCGTTAGGAATACCTCGGTTCTCCTCGGCATCCGGGTTGATCGCTGCGCCGTACTGGGTCTTGATATAGAACAGAAGTTTCTTTGCTCCTGCGCCAAGAGCCAGCTCTCCCTGCTTCTGGAAGTCTACCTCCTGAGCCTCCCAGTCACCGCTGTTGCGGTTAAGGATGACATATCCGAGGTTGTCCCGGAACTTCAGCGTCTGTGCCCACTTTGAGAACTGCCCAGGCTTTCCGTCCTGGTAGTAGTCAGGCCAGTAATAGGTCACCGGAGAGTAGTACCGAGCTCCATTCTTGAATGGGTTCGTCTGTCGGAGTGCGTCTTCGACGTCAGCCTTCTCGCCGTATGTCTTGGCTGCCTCGTCCTTGGTGAGGTATCGGTCGAGCTGAGGCGTCACCGCATCCTGACCGGCAGGGCCACGCTCTCCAGCAGGTCCGGGAGGACCCTGGGGACCAGGAGGTCCAGCGGGTCCAACTGCACCATTATCGCCCTTGGGTCCTGGTTGACCATTTGCTCCGGCGGGACCAGCAGGTCCGGTAGGACCCGGAAGACCATTGTCACCTTTAGGTCCAGGAGGGCCAACAGGACCCCTAGGTCCTTCGGGGCCAGGTACCGGGGTTCCTCCAGCTCCACCGCCAGCAGGTCCAGGGGGACCCTGAAGACCTCGAGGGCCTTCTGGTCCGGCAGGTCCACGCTCCCCCGCATCGCCCTTAGGTCCGGGAGGACCTGGGTCACCCTTGGGTCCGGTTGGTCCCTGTGGGCCACGAGGACCAGGTGCTCCAGCTCCACCGGCACCGCCTCCACCACCGAACGGAAGTGGCGAGATCTCAGATGTGGGGTCGGCGGACATGACGTCAATAGTTCCACCCTGAGTCAAAGCAACATGCTTGACGATGTCGAACTTGGGGGAATCTATGTAGATGGTGTGGGTCCAGGCGCCAGAGGGAGTTACTCCAGCGCCCGGAGCCAGCACCTCAATGTTGACAGCGCCAGCCTGGTCTGTCCGAACCATATGCTCGCGCATCGAGACTGCGGCACCGTCAACGGTAGCCGTAGCCCCCTTCACGTCAGGAACGATTCGGACAAGAGCCCGACCATTCTCTCCTCCGGGGATAGTTCCCGTTAAAGTACAGTATGGCGCTGCCATTTTGAGCCTCCTACGGCTGTTCGGCCCTGTCGAGCAGAGCGTTCACCTTGGTATTGGTCTCGGCGCCATAAACGCCGTCTACCTCAGCGCCGACTGCAGCCTGAACGGCCTCGACGGTCGCGTCGTGTGCCTCCTCCGAGGCGTCACCCCAGACCCCATCCTGCTCAGTGCCGACCACGGACTGTGTGAAGGCCACGCCGAAGGGGAAGGTCTTACCGCCCCACTCGGAAGCCGCGGCAAGAGCATAGCAACGAGACCGAGTGTTCGGACCGGCGACGTTGTCGGGGGTAGCCCGGACTGCACGCTGCAGAGCGCGGATGTCAGCGGGGCCAGCAGGAGCCGTGTTGCTCGGAGAGTCGGTATAAGCCGGGCGAATCACATAAGCGATCGACTGATTGCGGACACGCCGCCAAACACCGTTCCCAGCAGACTGAGAGCCATAGCTGCCAGACGAGGTGTTCCCCTCAATCGTCTGGAGCGTGCCTCCGCCAAGGTTCTTCTCGACGAAGCCCACGTGGTCCGTGCCGCCGCCATCCCAGTCGTAGATGACGACATCGCCCGGCTTGGCGTCGTAAACCGATACGAAGTAAGCGTCAGGGTGCTGGCGGACCTTGTTGACGGTGTAGTCAGTGTTAAAGGAGAATCCTCCAATAGCGTTAATCTGCCCGCACTCGTCCAGACACATGCTGACGAAGAGCATGCACCACCAAACAGAGTCGGACGGTCCAGCAAGCCACTGCTGACCAGTTCGAGCTGCCCAGTATCGGCCAGCCTCGGATCCGGGCTGAGGGTCGTCCGGTGCATAATAACCAATCCTCGCTGCGGCGCGAGCGAGTACCTGATCTGCGACGCTCACTTCATCACCTCAGTAGTCTGGGACACGTGAATGTCCTTGTCTTCCATGGGATCAGTGCCGATGTGGGCCTGCGGAGCAAGCGCCTCCTCGGGAATGTCTTCGTGACTGATCATTGTTATCCCTTCGAACCAAGCTTCGCTCGCCTGGCTCTGTTGAGTTCCCGGTTCCGTTCCATAATCTCGGACTGGGACATCTTCTTATCGGGCTGATTCTTTTGGTTGCAGACCCGAATGAGTGTGAGTAGTCGGTTGATGTGCCATGTCTCACACTCGAAGGGGATCTGGCAAGCAATCATCCAATAGTAGATTAGTTCGGAGGATGTGTATTCTCCAGATCCAGACTCTCCACCCGTCTCTCGGATGGTTGTCGCGGTCATCGTATCGGCCATATAGGCGCTGATACGCTCAACCTCAGATGGGGGAATCCTATCCAGGAGCGACGGGTCGTATTCTTCATCAGTGATCATACACTTGATGTAGAGCGCCATCTCATCAGGTTCGATCTTGTCGTTCCCGATGAGGTGTTTATGGGTGATTGACTCCCATTTTGACAGCGCGACCAGGTTGTGCTCCAGATGCAGGACTCCGCCAGGCATGGAGACAAAGGTACCTGTCTCCTCATCGAACCCGTCGAGATCCGGGATAGAAACTATAAACATTGCAGGCACCGAGGGCCCAGGAGTCTAGGTCTCTGAGCCCCCGGTGTGGTATATCAGCCTGCGAAGTGAGCCTTGATCTCGTCCGGCAGGAGGAGCTTGGGCTCGAGAGCCCCGCCTCCACCCTGAGCGTCGGAACCGAACAGCTTGGCCTCGAGGGTCTTCAGCTTACCGGCGTCGACGTCCAGAGACGAGATGGTCAGCAGCGAGGTCGGCTTCGCTCCGGACACGTTGACCGGCGTGGTGGACAGCTCCCAAGAGAATGAGATCGCCTCGGGAGAGTCGTTGACGGTCTTGTAACCCTTCTCGGAAGGAGAGGCCTTGCAGCCGTACAGGACGTGGAGCTTGTAGCCCTTGTCCTGACCAGCCACATCGTCACCGATCTTGGTGCGGTAGACGAGACCAAAGGCCAGTCGGTCCTGCTGACCGATCTTGACACCCTTGGTGAGCTCAGCAGAGCCGTCGCACTTCTCAAACTCATCGGGGTAGGTGTACGCCTCGATGGTGGCCTTCAGCTTCTCGGCCGAGAGCATCGAGAGGTACAGAATGTTGTCGGCGTAGAGGTCGGTCGCCTCGGCGCCCTCGGGCTTCTCAGAGATGGCGGTGATACCATTCCAAGCAACGCCCTTGCCGTACATCTTCTGGGCCGGATCGTACACATACAGTGCACAGTGGTCGACACCAGTCTCAATACGGCGCTCACCAGTCTTGTCCCAGACAAGTGCAGCCATGTTAACTCCTAATAGTAGACGTCGAAGATGTCGTGATATAGGTTGTCCGCTACGAGTCGAGACTCATGGCGGCTGAACAAAAGGTCCTCGATCTTCGTTCGTGTCGGGTCCTCGGGATGCCGGGCAATCAGAGTAACCTGGAACCGGTTCGCTTTAATATACTTGAGGTTGTCCGCGTACATCGGATCACCCGGATGCCGCTCGTATACAATACACGGATACGAGAGCTTAAGCGACGGGAGTGGCTGGTAATAGACCTTATCCGACCCGAGGATCTCTACCAGCTTCTCATGGAGAGCTAGCCGTCGGTCCATTATACACCCCCGTCAACTCGAGAACCAGACGGGGGAACTTCAGCTCCACATAGGAGATCTTCCAAAGTCCCCCCATCCAGCGTACGTACTTGAGGTTCTGGATATTATCCGTCATAAACCCGTCAGCGATAATGCTGATCTGGTTGCTGAGGTTGATACTCCCCAGAATCTCATCGCTGCTACCAAAGCGGCGTGCTTCGCGGAAGACGTCGCCATAGTACTGCTTCTCGACGATTTTATCTTCCCAAATTCCCGGCTCAGTCTGGACCTGCGTAGCAAATCCTATCTCACCGAAGAATTTGGCCATCTATCACGGCTCCGCGACGACGTTACCAGTCTCGGTCTTCCGCTCAACGATGATCGCAGACTTCGGGTGAGTCAGCGCACCGGAGAGGCGGGTCTCCAGCAGGTAGTGGTACTGGTTGAAGCTAATGTCGAAGTCCTCAGCCGCGAAGAGCTGACCACCCTTGTCCGCACCAATGGTGTAATCGGACATGTTGACGATGATACCGAGGGCATCGACGACACCATTATTGGTAGAGGTGCGCTGCAGGCCCTTCATCAGCGGGACCTTGACGATCTTCGAGACACCGACGTAATCGGCAAGCTCGGAGACGCTGCGGAACAGACGGTGGCCCATCTTGTCCTTGAGCAGAAGGATCTCGGTGACCATGTGGGGCTCTGCGAACCAGGTCGGGTTACCAGCGCCGTCGTAGTCGTCCATAGCGCGGACAATGGAGTCCAGGACGTCCTCGATGGTGGTCTCCTTGGCCAGAACGACACGAGGAGCGTAGAGGCTGTCCTCCTTGTAGATCGGGCGGATGCAGTCCTCCTTGATCTTGTCCTTGGAGGAAGCCTGGCGACCATCACCGATGAGGACGGCCCGACCGAGCTCCTCCTCAAGCATGATCTTCATCTCGCCGCGGATGTAGGAGACGACATCAAAGTCAGTGATGTCCAGAATGTCATCCCTATCCAACCTCTGCTTCTTATAGATGGTGGTCGGCGAGGTGACACGCTGCAGCAACGTGAAGACCTCGTCTTCCTTCTTATTGCCCTTAATGTAACCCCGGGCACGGGCCTCGTCGGCGGTGATGTCGGCGAAGCGGGTGCGAATGCGGGAGAAGGGCGAGTGCTTAGCAGCGCCGACGACGGAGTTGACCCAATCGGTCTTGCGCTTGATGAACTCCGGCTGGTTCCACAGATCCTTGGCCTCGGGGAAGAGGGTCTCGATCTGCTTGATGCCGTAAGCGTCGGCGTGGGCCAGGATGGCCTGCTTCAGGGAGCCGCTGGAGCGAGCGTCCTCGAAGATGGTCTCGACCTGGGCGTGAGTCAGGACGGGGAGCTCCTCGGTGGTAGCGGAGCCCTCAAACACGTTCTTGTGAGCCATAGTATCCTCAGTTGTGTCGGAATGGGCGGTGTCCTCGGCCTCTTCGGTCTCAGACTCCTCCGCCTCTTCATCTACGGAATCGACGAGCTGCCCGACGATGGCATAGACCGCCGTCTTCTGCTCCTCGGTCATTCCATCGAAGATCTCCCCGAGCGTGGGGTCGTCCTCGTCGCCCTCAGCCTCATCGGCCTCCGGCTCCTCCTCAGCGTGCTCGACGTCGTCCGTCTCCTCCGCCTCGAAGTCCTCATCCTCGTCCTCGACGTCATCACCGTGCGAGACGAAGTCCAGCTGTGCATCCGTGTAGATGACAGCCTCGATCTCATCGCCGTCGTCACCATGCTCGATGGAGACCTGGTCGATGAGTGCGCCAGGGTTAGCGCCGCGGAGCACCAGGCTCACCTCAACGAGCTCGCCGTGGACAACGTCGTTGCCCCGAGCCCGAACGTGGGTGGCGTAGATACTCATCGCCTTGATGTCGCCGTTCTTGACCATCTCTCGAGCGGTCCGGCCACGGTCGGTGTTGTTGAGGTGGGCGTAGGCGTAGACGCCATCCTCACGAACCTCAAGGTCGGCATGCCCGAGGACGTTCTCGACGTCGCCGTGCTTGTGCTGCCAGACCAGAGGTACAGTCTTCCCGTCGTACGCCGCGAATGCCCCGTGCCGGATTACCTTGTTATCCGAGCACCGAACATCGTTCTTCGTGGCGTAGCCAGAGAAATCGCACTTAACTGCCATTTTGACTACTCTCCATCAGTTCGGAAATTGGTACCTCCGATGCAGGGACGTCGTCGACCGGCTCTTCGCCAGGCGGCTGTTCCTCGCCCATCGGATTGATGTTGGAGTTCACCAACTGGTTTGCCGTCTCGTCTTCGGACTGGGCCCAGCCGAACTTCGGTCGAAGCTCATTGGCGGTACCAATCTCGTTACGCTTGACGGAGTCGACCAGCTTGGACATCTCCTCTAGCGGGACGTTGAGGAATGGATCCTCGATTGCCATGATCCGCTGTCGCTGCGTTCGGGCAGTCTTCGTGAGGAAAGTCCTGGTGATGGCATCCGTGATCGCCTTCAGAACTGGACGAACCGTTCGGTTCTGGTAGTTCAGCATCTGTCGAGCATCGGCCTTGCCGGTGAAGACATCCTCAGTCATTCCGAGCTGGTTGTACAGCTGGGTAGTAAGCCACTGGATCTGACTCATGAGGTTGTTCTCGGAAGGTCGGTTCAGCTGAGTAATTCGCTCGGCACCGTCAGTGTAAGCGATACCGTACTGAGACCCTGCGAGCTGTTCCTCAATCGCCTTACGGCGTGCCTCGGCCTGCTGCTTCTTGAGCTCAGTCTTGACGACATACGGAAGCTGAATGATGATGTCCAGCTTACCGGATCCAGACTGCTTATCGATGGCATCCAACAGATGCAGCTTCTGAGTCAGTCGCTGCAGCGTCGAGTTCGGAGCATTCATCACGCTGTACAGAGGATTCTGTACAACAGCGACAAACTCCTTTTCGAGAGTCAGCTGTTCTCGCTGTCCAGTCTGGTCATTGTAGACCTCGACTCGAACGTGGCGAGGATACCAGTTCAGGATTGTACCGACTCGCATAGATTTGATATCATAGCCCTGAGTCAGATCTGGGCTAACATCTGTATCTACCGGAACGATCGCTACAGCGCCCTCTTCGAAGAGCGTGAGTACCAAATCCTGGAAGAATCCCTGACCGGTCTGATCGATGTTGGCGCTCAGAGACAGGCAGTCATCAAGGTAGCTACGATAGTAGCTCTTGAGGTTGCCATTATCGTCAGTCTTGACGTGCCGAATAGGAACATTCGATACATCGATAGCAATCTGGTTATAGATGCTCGTGACGATTGTCTGGTCGCCGACGACAGGACGGTAATTCAGGTTAGGATTACCGAATGTCCATGATCCATACTCCGGTGTGAAGTTCTTCTTGTCCGGGGATTTTGAAAACGCATTCCATGCGTGAGCTAGTCGATCACTAAGACCCATTTCACCTCCTCGCTCATTCGAATGCCTCCTTGTTGATCTTGTATGCCACGAAGGCATCCATCAGAGCAGCTACCGAGTCGATCTTCTCTTCCGAGCGCTTCTTCAGTAGCTTACGGTTTCCGTTGGTATCCTCAAGCGTGACACAGTTACCCATGGTGAAAGACATGAGTTCCTGGTCAAAGATAAGAAGTCGCTCAGAGGCCAACTTCTTCAGCTCCCCGAGGGGGACTGATTCAGTCCTAGCACCCTGAATAACCTTCTCAATACCGTACGGACCGTTCTCCTGTTCCCACCGAGTTACGAACTCCTTGGCGTTATACGGGTCAAACCCAAACGCTGAGACGTCGTACTTCTGTTCATCGATGTAAAGGTCCAGATCTTCATAGACTTCCATCATGTCCAGGACGGTACCCTCCATGACTCGGAGGCTTCCTTCTTGGATGAACTCGTCATACTTCTGACGCAAAGCGCCCGGCAACTTCATGAGCGTGAGCTCGGAGATGTATGCCAGCGTCTTTACGCCGAAAGCCTGATTCCTGAGTGGGAACAGGAAGGTGAACGCACAGAAGTCATCACCCTGGGACAAGTCGGCGCCCATAGCGCATTGCATGTTCCAGAAGGTGTTCTTTCTGTGCGGGATTGTCTCCTCGTATGTGAAGAAGTACGTGTATCCCTCCATGGGGATCCCGAACCTCTTGGCGAGGATGTCGTTTCGAGCGGCAGGGGCTTGTTCCATACGCTCGACGTCCTGCTGGTACCGATCATAAGAGACAGTGATACCAATGTTCGGCTGGGCTTTCACCCACATAGCAGGATCTGCTACCTCCTTGATGTCGTCAAGGCGATAGTAGAAAATTGAGATGTGCGGGGCGATGTATTCGCCCTTCAGTATTTTGAGCAACTCCATCTTCATGGTGTCGCCCACCGCATTGCGGATGGTTCCTTCGGACGAGACGGCCAGGATTACTGGATCATCGATCTTCGAGGCACCCTGTTCAAGTGCACCGACCACGTCCTCGCGGATGTCGCCGGAAAGCCACTCATCTACTGTACAAACCTTGGGTCGAAGACCCTGCAGCTTGTCGATAGACATGGGTCGAACCTCGAGGAGGGATCCGGTGAGGAAGTTCTCCACACCCTTCTTCGTAGCAACCAGCTTCTGGCGGTTAGCCCTCGCACCAGTTGTATTTTGAATGGATCCCTCGGTCAGGAACTTGTACAGCGGACCTCTGGCTCGGGTGATAGCGGTCCGGAAAGGACCCATCACCTCTTCAGCCTGCTTCATGGTCGGAGCCGTAGCGATCTGATGAGTCGTTGTAGTATCAATCACCATGAAGTAATTCTGGATGAGTGACATATACATCGACTTCGCTGCTCCACGAGCAACGATCAGATACTGCTTGATTGTTAGGCGCTTCTTTACTGTTTTGGTCTCATATCGACCGCCGACTCCATCCTCATACGGGACGAAGACCTGGCGATCCTCGAAGTAGTACCAGCCAAGGAGCTGTTCGGCCCAGAGCTTGAAGCTGTCGAGCAAGTGGAGGTCGGCTCCGTCGGACAGCGTGAGCTCATTCTCGCAGTAAGCGATGAAGCCCTCTACAGCCTTGTCGTCGTAGTAGTATTCCGGGTTTGCGATCAGAGCATCGATGCGATTCATCTCACATGAGATCTCTTCACATACCGGAATCTCTCCTCGGACGACTGCATCTCGAAACTGCCCGTAGTATTTTGGTACTGCGGTGTTTGAGAGCATTACTTAGCGGTGCTCCCTGGGTTGCGGGGATACCGCTTCTTCTTTGGCGAGGGCTTTGTCTGCTTGTATGACTTAGGCTTCTCGATCTGCTTCGGAGTCTTACTCTTTGGAAGAGCCGGACCCTTGACCTTAGTAGGTCCGCCAGTCGACCGATACTCAGCCTTAGCCTCTTCTGCGACAACGGAGGCAGCCTCAGCGGCTTCCTTGGCCTTCTCTGCCGCCTTCTTAAGGGTCTCGGCCGTGGACTTACCAGTCTTGCCGGGATCGAAAGACTTATCAAAGGCGGTCTTCATAGCCTTGGTTGCTGCGTACGTTCCGGCCTTGGTCAGAGAGTTCTCGAGGATCGATCGAGTGACTTCACGACCTCGAACCAGGTGGCGATCGGCCTTGAGCTCCCGATAGCGTTTCTCTTGCTCCAGCCGCTTAATTCGAGACTGAAGTTCGGAGTCGCTGATCTTCTTGTATCCGCGGTTTGCGAACTTCTTTCGGGCCTTTGCGTCGGCCTTTGCCTGCTTCTTTCCGGCAACTCTGGCATCGTGAGCCTGCTTAGCCTTCTGAACCTTAGCTGCCCCAGTTCGAGCAGTCTTGATGGTTGTCTTGGTGGCGTTGGCGGTGAATCGCCCGCTCTTCTGGATGGCCTTGATGGTGGCCTTCCGACCAGCGCTAGCCTTCTTGCGGATGACGCCCCATTTCTGGCCTTTTACACCGTGGTGGATGAGGTCTTCTACCTCTGCTTCCCCTCGGTCTGATAGATCAGTCGCCATGCTGCCTCCTCGATCAGCTTTTGGTAAGCGGTGACCAAGAAGGAGTTCCCCGGTGGGTCGAAGAACAACTTAACCTTCATGGCGATGTAAGACTTGATTGCGGACTCGTCGTCGATCTCGTCGAAGACGTTCCATTCAGTATCCTTCTCTATCACTGTACTGCATTTTGGCCCCAATTGTGCGAGGTCCATCCGTGCAGTGTTGATGTGCATCAGGATCTGACCGTCGAAGGCGTCGTATCCCGGCATGATGCCGATTGCCTTCTTAGTATCTTCAAGAATGGTTCCCATTAGATCCTCCAGGGAGCTTGATCATTCGGTCGACGCTCAACAACTCGTGGTGTCAACCTCGATCGGTCTCCGAAGTGTATCGCGTTGTGGGTATTCTTGGTTGTCGTGATGAGAAACTCTGGCTCGAGGATGTCTGGATTGAATTCCTCGAGATCTCTGGGCTGAATCGGATTCATGTGGTGGATTAGCGGCATGTATCTGATGTCAAGTCCCTCGATCCCGAGGTCACAGGCTTCGTCCCGAGCCAGAACAAAGTTCCTGACCTTCTTCCACTCCGTCGAGGTGTAGAATCTCTGGTTCAGGTAACGATCGAAGCCAAACGTGGCTGTACCGACTTGCCCGGTGAGAGCCAGGTAGTCAAACCGCTCCTCAAAGGTCTCGAGGCGCGCCAGTTCAGTATACGTTCGTAACATCTCCCGCTCCAGAGTATGTACGGAAGGCTTCGATGGCTTCTTTGGCAATCTTCTCGGCTTGCTCAGCGCTGACAAGCGCCGTCTTCTTCGCCTCGAGGAGTGCTGTTTCGTTCCTCAGCTTCTCTACCTCCAGCTGTTCTCTTGTGGAGGCGAGCTTGAGGTAGTGGTTCACCGTGGTTGCCGGTGCAGTACCCTCTCGAAGCTGCTTCTCAGCGAGCTCAAGCGCTAGATTGATCATCTGCGCCTCTCGTTGTTCCACAGTTCGAGCTGGTTTAGAGGGTGTTGCGGCCCTTTTACCCATAGTTGCTCCTTAGATAGAGGGCGTTTGGGGCCAATTGAGGGCTAGATTCTAGGGCCCGTTGTGAGCGAGACCAGCAGGAAGAAAGGAGCACACAAAAACTTCCTGTGAGCCCTAGAACCTAGTCCCCAATTGGCTTTCCAAATATCCCTCCGGGGAAAATATGGAGGGGGCGGCGATGAGGGTGGGGGGCCTAAATGCGAGACCCCCCTCCCCCGGGTCGACGAAGAAATTTTTATTTTTCAATCATCGATCTCGAAAGTTTGATAGAAATTTGTTCCATCAAGATTGAGAATTCGATCAATTGCATTTTCAATTTCTTCGATTTCAAGTTCTTCACTTAACGAATCGCTTGATGTGCACAGCCTGGCCAGGAGGCCACAGGTACCGTAGCCGTGGGCCGTGTCGAAAGCAAACCATTCGTCCCATGAAGTTCTTGGATCGTAAGGATTGTCCACTGTGGACAGCATCCTAGCCATAGTAGACCTCCTCAGAGAGGCCCTGTGAGAGGGTGTGTACCATGGTGTGGTCAGCCCTCCTCTAGAGCACGGTGAACAGATGTTGTAGAGATTCCCAAAGCTTCAGCAATCTCAGCAGCAGTCTTACCTCTACTACTCATAGCCTTGGCTCTGGCCACCATGCTGGACGATACCTTAGGCTGGGACCTAGGTGTAGCCAGTTCCCTCACTACTGATTCATCAGCAAGTTCAAGAACCTTGTTCAGTGCAGCCTGTGATACAGCACCTTCCTGGATAGCCTGCCACTCTCGAGGTGTGATAGAGAAAGGCTTCTTGCCAGCCCCCGTTCTTGAACGGGCCTCGGCTAAAGCCTGGCGGCGGGCTTTCTGGAGGCGCTCCTTATCAGTGGCTAGAGTAGGATCAGCCTGCTTCTTAGCCCTGATGACCGCATCAGCTAGGACCTGTGCCTGTCTTTCCCTGGGTTTATTCCGGAGGGCCTCGTTTACTTTGGCCTTGAGGGACTTAACTTCAGGGGCGTACGTCTTAGCAGCCTGGGGGTTCTTTCGAACAGAGGGGATAGCAAGTGTAGCCTTGCGGGCTTCGTTAGCCATAGCCTTCAGTTCGTTAGAGTGGTTGGCATAGACCGTTTCGATAGCACTCCCGTTCTTAGAAACAAGGGAGTATGCATCATGGGTCTCGGCCAACTTGGTAGACTTCTCAGTACGAAGCACAGTCTTACCATGCTTGTCTACATAAGTAGCCCCAGTCTCTTCATAGACCTTGCGACCTGTCCGCTTATCGATAGGCCCACCCTTTGAAGCGGACCGGGCTTTTCTTTCAGCAACCCGCTTCTCAGATGAAGCACGGCTAATGAGAGTAGAAGCCCCGGCATTTGCCTTGCCCTGGTATTTCTTCTTGAGGGCGGCAATACCATTATCAATCTCGGACTGCTTGTAGTTGAGCTTGTGCTTCTCAGCATCAATCACAACCATGGAGTGCCTAACGGCCCGGGCAATCTCAGCCTGGTTTGCACCACCGATAGTCATATCAGTGATCAGGTTTGAGACCTCACCCATCTTCATCTGCTTCTGCTTAGAAGTCATGGGCGTCATTCCGGGGTAGGCAGGATACATAACCTTGGGATCGAAATCCTTCAGGCCCTTCAGAGCAGGAGAGGTCTTGACCTTTCCACTGTTGTTCGGAATACAGAGAACAGAGTCTCCATCGAAGTCTGCACCAGACAGACGCTCAGCCACCTTGGGGTGGATTCCGATTGCATCCTTAACCTTAGTCCCTATTGCTTTTCTAGCATGGGGGTTTTTGTTGTTGACTGTCAGCTCAGGAATCTCGAATCGTCCACCATGAGGGTGACGAACAAGAACAACCTTCTCCCCGTGTTTGAAGTTGGGGGCGTAAACCTCCGTAGTCTTCATCTTGGGGACAGGAAGGATCACCTGACTGGCCTGCCGAGGTAGAGCTGCCGCCTTAAGATCAACGGCATCGGAGTCAACAGAGTCGGCAAACGACTGAAGCAGCTTCTTCTTGACCGAGGGATTCGTAAGAGCCATAATCTCTTCGAACTCTGCCCGGCGCTTGTCTCGTACCTTCTGAAGCTGCTGCTTAGCAAGAGAGACGGGCTGCTTCGAAAGGAACTGGGAACTCAAGGTCTTAGACCAATCACCCCAAGTACCTTCGTCGTTAACGATGTTCATCGCAGAGAGCTTCTTCCGACCATTCGAGTCGGTGTAGTGAAGCTGCTTGCGGATTACCGAACCAAATGGGTTCGCCGGGTCACCTGTCTGCTTCTTGAGGGCATCCAGTTTGTTCCCGGTGGGGTTCTTATTGGTGTTGAATCGGAGATCGTATCCCTTGGGGATGTCATCCGAGTACATCGCCATACCCTTGAGGTAGTGCGTGCCGTCGACACTGATTCGAACCTGAGCATAGTTTGAAGAACCGAGGGAGAGGTCTTTGACTCCTCGTCGAACCTCAATTACACCGTCCATATCGGTACCACCCTCGTTTCCATAGCGAACCTTCAGTCGCTTACTGGAAACTGCAGCGGGCTTCTCGATACCGTATACTGTATGACCCCGGTCTTCGATATTGACCCCAGGGGCCTTAATTTCGCCCCGCTTGGCCAGAACCGTCTTGTAGTCCATGCCCGGAGGCACCAGGACCTTCATTTCGGTGAACTTACCAGTCGTCTGCTGCTGGACCTTCACCTTGTGGACGTGATAGCCCTCGGCCTCGAGCATAGCAGTGGCGGTCTTCATCTTGGTGCTTGTGACACCCATGTTGACCTCAACGCCGAGTCCGACGTCAAGAAGACCATCCTTGCCAACCTGCTTCTTGAGCTCCTTAGCCAGTGCTTCAGTACTCCCCGCCCTTTCTTTGAGGGTGGGGTCTAAAAGAGCTCGAACGGAGGACTCGTTGATGCCCATACGACGACCAATGGCCGTGTTGGACATCCCCTTCTCCTTGAGCCGGGCCACCATTGCAACGTCGGCCTTACGCTTCTCGTTCTTGGCGATGGATCGCTGTGCTCGGAGCTGGGTGGTGGTCATTCCAAGACCCTTGGCGATCTCAGTCTCGGTGAGACCCTTCGCCTTGAGGTCCTTGATGGTAGAGAGTAGGTCGCCAGAGTGCTGGTGCGGGTCTTGTCCAGAACCCCAAGGATAGCGCCCGGAACGGCGCTTAACACCATAGTGGGCGAGATCCATTAGGCCTCCTCTTCCTTGATCTTCTCGATCAGCTTGTCGAACTGGATGATGGTGTCCATTATGGGGGCGATATCGTCGCCCTCAGGATTTGCTACCTGAATATCGTCATTCTGGTAGATGCGGAGCTCGTAGTTGATAGCTCCAGGACGCTCATCATACTCGAGGCAGAAGAGTGCCGCGTAGATCATGAGCTGATCAATCTTGGCTGGGTGAACGCCAGTCTTCAGATCGTGGATGCGAAGTAGCCCCTTGTCAAAGGAGATAGCGTCAGCAGTGCCAAAGCAGTTGACCGAGTAAAACAGGACTTGCTCCGGCTCCATCCGAAACCCAATAGCATCGTTAACATAGTTGTTGAATGTCACCTTGTTTCGAGGCATGCGCATCTTCAACCGAATATGCTCAGCGGCGAGCTCGTGAAGACGGGTACCCTTTGCGGCAGCCTGGGCGGTTCGGAAGGTCTCGATCAGTTTGTCAGGAGAGTAGTTGAGCCAGTGATACTTGCTGGCGGAAAGGAATGCGTGGGCCCCACTAAGCTGTGAGTGATTGTTGAACTTCACTGAGGATCTCGCTCTCGTTCTCAGGGTAGATGAATGCTGCATACGACATGGCATGCATTGTCCGAACGTAGTGTGCTTGGTTCGGACGGACTGAGGCAATGGCGCCTCGCTTCACCTCAAGGGCTGCCCATCGATTCTTATAGAGAAGAATCAGATCTGGGATACCTTGAATGTAGTTGGGGTCATTTTTCAGAATGATGATCCCTGGCAACATCTTGTTCAGCTTCTTGATGAGCTGTGCTTGGAATTGTGACTCACGCATGGTGTGCTCCTCTGGGTAAGCCTATAAGAAGGGATAGGCTTGTTTCTATCCTTCTTATCATTATATGCGTAGATTGCGACAAGGGGTGTCACACGTATTGTAGTGGGAGGGATATCCTTGGATGAGGGTGGACAAAAAAAAGCCCTATACTTATATATATATTAAAAAATCAATCAATCAATCAATATATATATTTTACTAAAAATGGCCACATTGTGACCTTTCGTTGCAATTCCAAGGAAAAGTCCACAATACGTGTGACACCTAAGTGCCCACTTTTTTGTCCACAATACGTGTGATGAGTAACATCTGTCACATCTGCAACATAAAAAAATGGCCAGTGGGACGGAAAAATGGCCACCAAATAAAGAGTGACCACTCTCCCGACCCACCGTCACACGTATTCTAACCGACGAATGCCCTCTCGTTGAACACCTTCTTCGAGCTCAATGACCGCCGAACAGCCTCATCTATCGAGGAATGAGACTCGAGAAAGTAGTACTTCAATCGAGAATATGGAGTGTTCAATCGGTCGATCCGACCCTCACACTGCTCCGTCACTCGCCAGGAATAGTTGAGGGACCAGAAGAGAACCGTATCGGTACTAGTACAGTTCCATCCCTCTGCTGCCGAGGTGTACTGACAGATATAGACCCATCGAGATTCTGCTGGTATAGCATCGTGCCGATGTCCATTCCATTGCGCCGTAGGCAGTCCAAGGCTCTCTGCAACTGCAAGGATTCGATCGAGCTCATAGTTGTAATTGTAGAATACGATAACCCTCTCATTGCTTGCGAGTATGCGCTTGGCTTGCTCTGAACGCCAGTCATTGTCACTGACCACCTTTCTCAAGATTCTGCAGACCCCACCTGCATCTCTAAGGGGTTCCTCTGTCCAGGGATCCATCCTGTTCTTCACGACCCAATTGTACAAGTCACGGTCGTAGTCGCAGAAGACAGTCTCCCTCTCACGAGTAGTGTGTCGCTCCACCGGCATCTCCACAAGGATACTCCGACGAAGTCGCTGCAGCTTCGCCTCCCCTATGTATCGTTTGACCTTGGGGTATTTTGCGAAGCGGTCAAATATGACGTGATCCTCCATGAACTCCGTACGAGTCCTGAAGAATCCGTGAGCCATGAATACCGGGAGGTAGTCCATCCAGACATCTCCAGGGGTGGCTGAGAGCAGAAGCCAGGTGTTCTTCTTAACTATCTTGAGGAATTCCTTGACCCAGCGCCCACTGCCGGAAGCACGCTGCTCATCAAAAAAGAATACCGCGTGTTCTCGATCCGAGTACTTCCCGATGTTGTTCCACGAGTCCACCACAATAGATGAACCGGTGAAACTACATGCAGGATCTGTACTCAGACCGAGACGCGCAGCTTCCTCCTCCCACTCGAGGGAGTCCCGCTTCTTAGCGGTTGTGATGACATACAGCGTAGGGGAGCCCTTGACCTTCTTCTTAGCCAAGGACCCCCCTTTCTTGAACGAGGCGGCGTTACAAACCGACGTGAGGTACCACGCCAGGCTTGTCAGGGTCTTCCCCGAACCAACGCCGCCCGCCAAGATGCTGCCGTTCTGCAGTTGACGCACCGCCTGGATCTGCTCAGGGCGATACGTAACCGTCATGGTTAGTGTGTTCTCCTTTCGAGACATGATCCGAAGATCCACTCGTCGAATGCAGACTCGTACTCCTCGAGCAAGAACCCAGCTCGACCCTCAGCGTACTCCTCCTTGCGGAACTCGGAGTTGCTCTTGAGGTAGAGGTTCTCCGGTGTGAAGTTTCGTCGGTTTCCATCTTTGTACTGGACAAAGTGGCCATCCGGAATCCATCCAACAAACGCATTCCACACAAGAACCCCAGCTGAGCGCTTGAGCTGCTTCTTGCCTCCTACCGGATACATCCGATAGAACCAGGTCTGTTTGTCGAGAGTGGGGGTTAAAACATGACCAGTCCGCTTGTTCCGAACCCTCCCCAAGTCTGATACCTCATACTTGTCGAAGGGGTGCTTGATTGTCACCCACTGCTCAGTAGCCAAATCGAACCTTTCTATCCGCCTCCGACTCAGTACATGAGCCGAAGATGTAGTCGTCAAACTCAGACCGGGTCTCTTCAAAGAGCTCATCCATCCGAGCATTGTAGTCGTCATACCAAGCCTGCCGGTACGCCGAGTACGAAACGAGATCCAGGTTCTCAAGACGGGCGTTAGCCATATCGCCATTCAGGTGGATAACGTAGTGCCCCCTCCCGGGCTCTCCGTTGAACGCACGCCAGATAACAATCCCACAGCGAACCATGGTCTGCTTACCTGAGTCATCGCGATACAGGGAGAACCCGGGAGCCCCGTCTGAGCACTTCTGAATCCGAAGAACTCGCCCACTCGAGACATTCCGCACCCGACCGAGATCTGATGCCTCATACCTTGAGTAGGGGTGGGGTAAATTTCGCCAGCGCTCAGTCAATGTGCATAGCCTTGATGTGGTCCAGGAGGTACTTCTGCTCACCCGTCTTCGAGTCCGTTACGATACGGAGCTTGATAGCCGGGCGGTTGTAGTAGTACCGCTTGTTCTTCTCCTCATCCTGGAAGACGAAGAACAGGACACCCTTCGCGATCTCCTGAACCCTGATCAGTTTCATAGGCACACCCGAGACTGTCACATCCAGGATCGCGTCAGCTCGGAGAGTCTGCTTGATCTCCTCGAGGTCCTTGATCTCCTGCGTCGGGTCGTCAAGAGACCAGGAACCCGAGATAGGATTGTAGAGGAACTTCTGAGTCAGAGGCATGCGAATCTCCTTCATGAAGTCGCTGTCCTGACGCTTGAGATAGAGCCCCCAGAACGAGCCATCTGCGTCCACGTCTAGCTTCAGACCCATCACGTGCCAGAAATTGCCATCGTGGTTGACGATAACCGGGTGCAGCTTCTGGAATGTCTGGTCGAGCCAGAGCTGATCAAACTGCTCGAGGTTGAATCGCTTGGTGCTTCCCATGTGAATTGCCTTCCATGCTTTCTGGGGTCGGTACTGGATGAACTCGTACTCCTCAATGTTCTTGAGGAGGATGCTCTCTTGAGGGTACGTATTGATGGTAAACAGAACCGCGCTTTCGGTATCTACCTCATAGAGTCGCTGGTACTCGAGGATGCGTACCTCTCCCTCGGATACCTTGAACTCCACATATATAGCATTTCCAGATGCGTATGTGTCATGAATATGCGCCAGAAAGTCCTTACCCTTGATAATACGGGGGGTCTTGTACCATCCGCCGTCAGTGAGCTCCATGATATCCTCCTCAGAAATAACGGATCGTGTCAGCAGCCCACTCGACATTCTCGAGAACCCAGTCGTAACTCTGGTGTCCCTTCTCGTTCGTCATGGTGTGCCGGGTGAACTTGGACTTCTGGTCGTCTGACATGTGGAAGGTGTACCAGTGTCCTGTCTCTCGCTCGGCGGTGATCCACAGATCGGTAGAGCCGGGAACCCGCATGAAGGACTTGACGTGATACTGCCGGGACTCGTAGAAGAACGGAGCAGGCTTACCCTCGCGAGCACTCCAGTAGTCGTAGTACTCCTTGGCATTGTAGGTCTTCCGCTCCTCAGCGAGGAAGAGAACCGACCCGTTGCTAATCAGGTCTCCGTTCTTGATCCGCATCTTGGTGATGAGACCCTCGGCATTGGTCATATACATGATCCACTGGTCATCGCAAGTGGGCTTGAACTCAGTGATGAAGAGGTCCTTGTTCCGGTAGATGAATGTGGGGAGCATAACACCATCCGTTTGCTTGAGCTTAGCAAGATACTGCATACGAAGCTCGTAGATGTCAACTGGACCCTCGTCAACCTTGATAAGAGTGATCATTTTGCGCTCCTTTTAATGCGTCGTGGGATGTCGTACTCGTCGAGAAGGTAGTCCATGAATGCGAATAGATCCTTCTCAATCTCATCCGCAAGCTCTCGGTTTCGAACCTGAGAGACGTCAACGATAAAGCGATAGCTATTGTTCGCAGTCCGCTTCTCAAGATGAACGGAACACCGTGGCGTACGACGACGCTCCGGGTTCTTGATGTAGTCGAGCACGATCTCTCGACCAGGCTTAAGATCCGCGTTTGGATACAGAGTCTCTCGAGGCTCCTTGCCCTCAGCTCGATCTCGCTTCCGAGCCTCAGAGAGGGCCTTCCTCTCGAATGCCTCTGATTCCTTGACCGCCTTCAGAATATCATCAGCACTGACGATAAGTCGGCTAGCCACGTGTGTCCTTTCTATGAGTGGGGGACCCCGGGGCCCTTTTACAGACCCCGGGGTATTTGGATCAACCGCGTCGCATCTCCCTGATGAAGATCCAGATCAGCCAGAAGCCTCCAGTCATACCAGTCATGAACACGTCGAACAGGAAGTTGAAGAAACCGTAGCGTCGCATCAGGCAGCCACCTCCTCGCCTTCCTCGTACTTGGCGTCCAGCGGGTCCTCAGCGATAGTGACATACATTGTACCCAAATATGCCTTCACGCCGGAGTTACCGTTGACCTCCCAGACATAGGGGTTGATCGTGAGGTCCACGTTCAGAATCTCAACGTAGTCCAGAGAGTCGACAGTCTGCTCGGTGATATACACCCGGCGCTTGGTGATGTCCGGGATACAAACGATCTTCGGAGGACGAGCCCGGTAGGACACCTCCACCTTGAGATAGTGGGTGAGGGCATCCGGGTCATTCCGAGACTCCCGGGACTTCAGGTTCCACCCATCTCGCTCGAGCTGCTCCACCATGTCCTCGGGGATCTCTACGCAGAAGGTGCGCTTCGTACCACCGGCATAAGGACCAGCGGCGGAGAAGTCCTTGAAGAAGATTCGGGCGTTCTCGATCGTAAGGTTGTTCAGTCGTGCCATTGTGTTCTCCTTAAATATCAGGCGCGGAAATCAGGGTGGACATTTGAGGGATCTCCCTGTGCGATCTCGAGCACTCGGGAAATGAATCGAGTAAGATTCTTCTTCTGGCGGCACTTGAACAGGATGGTGCGGATCCCACCTGCAAAGTTGATGTCCGCATAGACAATGTTCAGCCCCTTATAGAAGCTGACCTCGGTGTCGTCAGGGAGGTCGAAGTGCATCTGGTGGCTGTACTTACCAACCCATGAGGGCTTGACGTTGCTTCGCTTGTCAATATACTCATCAAGCTTGACGTCTTCGAACTCGTAGGCCTCCTCGTTCAGGTCACCATTGAGGTCGAAGTAGTCAATGACACTGGGGTTCTTCTTGCTCATGCGATCCACTCGTCCTTAAGGTCGATCTTGTCGTGCATTACCTGCCTGAGGAATTCACAGGCGATCTGGTACTCACGGTTGTTGTAAATATAGATGGGCTTGATGGTGATGTCCTCGTCGTGGAGGAACACCCGCATCACGATGATCCGGTGAATGGGATCGTAGGTGACGATGAAGCTGTCCCCGTTCTTGAGCTGGTACTCAATGATGTCGGGGGCGTTGCAGATGACGAGAATATCATCAACGTCATTCTTCTCACGGTACTCCACCCCTCGTCGGAATGCCTCGAAGCAGTCCTTGAGCTCAATGAACTCCGTATCGATACGAAGATGGGTATCGTGGGCGACAATCTTTCCTGGCATGTGTGCTCCTTTCAGAAAAGCCTATACCCCAAGTTAATGGGGTATAAGCGAGATCAGTCTTCGATCTCGACGTGGTCTCGAGCTTCCTGTACGGCCTTGACGGTCGCATCGAACTGCAGCTCCACTTCGCGGGCAACGATTGCACTAGCAGCAACACCAGTACCCACGGATCCGAACCAAAGCAGAATCTTGGCGATTCCATTTGCGTTCGAGACGATAGGCTTGGTGAGCTTGCTGGCAATCATACCAGCTCCGATGGAGGTGAGTCCGGAGATGATAATCTTGGCAACGGGCAGCATGAGTATTCCTTTCGAGTAGAGGGGTCTCATAATACCCGTAGTTTCTGACGCGGACCCCCGGGCCCTTTTACAGACCCGGGGGCTTTTACACATCAGGTGTAGTTGTACCGGAAGCAGTTGGCGTCCTGCACGTGAATCCGAGTCCAGCCATGCCAGCGAGACCACATCCACATCCAACGTCCACACATATCACTTCACCTCCTCATGGTGCAGTCGGGAGATAGTCTTCCTACTCGAGCCAGGCATAAATACCAGCTCGTTCAGGCCGTCATGGGTAAACATGTATGCAGTCCAGTGCACCCAGTTGAAGCACAGAATCTTCCCATCCCGAGGACAGGCGATTCGACAGTACCCCAGATCATCCTTGAGGATGCGGGCATTCCAATACTTATTGACTCGCCCGTCCTGAGAATATACAGTCACCGTAAAGTGCTTGGTATTGACCCCGTAGATGATCGGGTCGTCGAGAACCGGGTCTCGATCCTTCTCGATCGAGTGCTCTTTGTACGGACCCCACTGGTTCTCGTACTCAGCCATCATTGTCTCCGTTCCAGATATACGGCTCAAGCTCCAAGGGTGAAGGCCTCGAAGTCGCCGAATTCGCCGATCGCAGCCTTTGCATCGTCAGCAAGACCCTCGAAGTAACTCCAGTCGACCCACTCCTTCCAGTCGTCTGCGTGGGCTTCCTTGAATGATTCGAACTGTACCCACCGGTGACCGGTACTGCCTGATGCGGCATGGTACGCACCATCTTTCTCGCGGAGTAGGATCCCGCCTCCACGGTTCACGGGGACGAAGGCGCCGGTCTTACCGACGAACTCCATCTCAGGGTTCTCTTCTGTTCCGTTGTTGAGGTACAGAGCGGTAGTGACGCTCTTGGTCTCCGCCACGTCTCGAATATCCAGCTCCTCCTTCGAGAAGAGCTCCTTGAAGACGTAGGGGTGCTGGAACTGGGCGCCGGTAGCACTCCAGTGTCCATCCTCGTAGTCGACATAGACTGCCTTGTTCACAAGACACATACGGTCGTAAGTGGCCTCGTGCTCGAAGGTGTAGCCGTACTTCTTGCCGAACTCCATGACCTTCTCGATGATCTCGGGAGTAGCCCTCGGGATCTTGATCGAGTCGGTCTTGATGTGTGCAACGTCGAAGCCCTGCTCTTGGACGAAATGCTTTAGATCCACCATGAACAGAGCGCCACGCTTTGCGACGATATTGTCTACGTTCCTGGGGTCCTTGAAAGCATTGGGGAACTTTGCCGCAGTTAGACCGTACACCGAGTTGATGACGATCTTGAGAGCGAAGGCCAGTGCCTCATAGTCCACACCCTCCTCAAGGAATGGCTTGAGAGCTCCGTCTAGGAGAGACCCTGCAAGCTTGTCGTCGTGGTGCTTGATGGCGACTCGGGCCCGCTTGATCTCGCTGAAACGCTGAGTGTATCGGTCTCCGAAGAGGTTGAGACACTCGATTGAAGTGGGATGCATGCTCGCAACGTCGAGAAGTGCGACGTCGATGTAGATTCCTGGCTCGGAGTAGACGTATCCACCCTCACCGACCTCCTCCCCACGATAGGTAGACTTGCCGAAAGCGTACTGATAGCCAGGGAATTGCTCACTGAGATCGGTGTAAACGAATTCACTCTGAGGATTCCTGTTCTTCCCGAAGATGATGAACTGACTGTGCTTGTTGGTCGTGTCGTTAGGAGTCAGACCAGACAGTTCGGCAAGCATGAGGCGGGCCTGCCAGTCCGAATGGAGGTGATCGAATACCGCCTCGGTGGCGATAACATCATTGTCACAGTAAGCTGCAACTTCCTCCCAACGATCCTCAGGAACGTTCTCGTCCCAAGGAATACCAAGCTCCTGATGGTGCAGACCAAGCTCGATCTCCCACTTCTTAAGAGACATCTTGGTGGCCGCGAAGTCGTACACATCAGTGTAGGACAGGTTGTATGCCTCGACGAATCCGGCAGTGACGCTGTTCTCGATAATCCGCTTACTCAAGTCATACAGCTTGGCGTTTGTGAATCCCAGCGTACGAGCGTAGAGAATATGGTTGTCGTACTTACGGCAGTTGAACCCGATTAACCGCATCTCACAGAGGGCCTCGATCTCCTCGGGGGTGGGGTTAATCATCCGATGCACCGTCGGATTACCCTTCACCTTCCAGTTCACGAGGAACAGGTTTGGGAAGACCTCGCAGTCGAAGAACACCAGCTCACCAGTAGGGAATCCCACGGTCTTCTCCTCGGGATCCTCGTTGGTGAATGGCATCTCCATCACTGCCTTAATAGCCGCCTCAGACTGATGCGTCGAGTTCATAGCGAATGCCAGCACACGAGGCTTCAGGTCCTTGACATCATACACCATCCCCTGTTCCTTGGCGTCACGGAGGATCTTAGCGATGAAGTCGACTGAGGGCTTGGTCGAGGGATGGATCTCCTTCCGAAGGTTGCGCTCAATAAGCTCCCTGACCTTCTTCTCGTTGGCCATGATGGTCTTGTTGATCACTTTCTTCTCCTTAAACGGCAGCCCCTCAGAAATATGAGCAACCGGGATATTGTTGCAGTGGGTGACCCTTCTCCTCAGAGAGGAATCACCTGTGAAGACCTTGATCTCAATGTCTTCGTCGTAGAGCCTTGCCAGTTCGGAAGGGTCTCCGTCGTAGATGTAGTGGAGGTGAACTCCATTACCACCTTGGCTGGTCTCGGCGTAGGTAGGGGGCCATTCCGAGGCGGCCTGTAGGTTTCGATTAAGGTCCTTCCTACCGTCCGTCTTGATATCAAAGTCGATGACGATGTGGTTCTCTGGGACTTTGACGTAGTGGACTTCATGAGTATCTATCTCACGAAGAGTGGTTCGAACGTTTGCCCATCGGAACTGCGGAGTCCCATGGTCTCCGGCTCTTTGGGCTGGACTGTCCGCCAGAACGTCGTCGAGAAGGGACTCGGAGTAGTCAAGGGCCAGTGAATATGGCTCCTCTGGAGAAGCCTCGAGTTCGGCAGGATCCAGTAAGTAATCCCTGAAGCCGGAATAGACACTGCGTAGTCTATTGCCGTCATGCTGTACACGTGAATGAAACTCGTCAAAGTAATCTTTGAGCTCTTCGCGGAAGATGTATCGGCTCTTCGGGTACGGGATATTACTCTCACTACAGTACTCCTTATACAGCTTGTATGCCATGGTGAGACTAACGTACTTCTCTTCCTTGAAGAGGAGGTAGTTCTCCTCAACAAAGTTGTAGAGCACATTGGTCTTCATCATCATGTCCTGCGGCTTATAAGCGTCGTAGTAGTGCTTTCCAAGACTCCTATAAACCCCAAGACAGTGATTTGCAATCTTCCCAAGCTCGTCACGGATCTGCGTCATCAGCGTCTGATACTCGTCAGCCCCCACGGTTTGTCCGGTGGGGGAGATGTCAATCAATCGACGGATAATACCAGACTTAGAGTCTGTGATCTTGACTGGCTTGTTCGTGCCAATGAAGAGGAGGGCGTTGATTCGCTTGGGGTAGCGCTTCACACCCTTCTCGTTGATCAGGATCGTCTCATGGGCAACCACGCTGTTAAGAAGGCCATTAGTTTCGATACGAGAGAGGTCTCCATCCTGATCGATGGCCACGAGCGAACTCTTACCGAGGGTACTTGTAGCAAACTGATCTGACTTGGATCCAAGAGCTCCTGCATCGAATGTAGTTGTATAGCCTTGGAATAGAAGCTCCAGAATATTGAGGATCGTTGACTTTCCCGAACCCGGGGGACCATATAGGACGGCAAACTTCTGAATCCTCTTAGAGTCGCCAGCCACGATGGAGCCGATGAGCCACTCAAGCTTTCGTCGAGCATCCTCATCATATAGAGTTCCAACGAGAGATCCCCAAGCGATCGGCTCGCCCTCCTCGAGAGAGTATGGCAGCCTTGCAGTGGCATAGTCTTCCTTCCTAGGAGTACTGTCTGCAAATATGAGCTTGCTGTTAAGCTCCTGGCCGTTGTCAGGTAGCCTGGACTTCCAAGTCTGGAAGCTGGTCCATAGTCCAGTGTTGTAGTTGGACATAGTTTTCACAACGGTCTCGATCTGACCCTTGTGATTTTTCTGGTGCTCGAAGAGGGACCGGTCTACAAACGTAGCGACGTCAAACTCGTCTGTAGACCAGAGCCCCTTCTCCTCATCCCAGATTGCCTGGAAGTCTCGTCCCTGAATGAGAATATCCCTCGACCTACCGACGAGGAACTCAGGGTAGATTTCCACCTTTCCACTCTTTGTGGTACGCTCGCAGATTCGGTAGAAATCCATGAGGCTCCTTACATATAGTTCTCGTTTGCGTAGGCGTTCATCTGGGCCCAGAGTTCTGCCTTCCGCATATCACGTGCGCCATGAAGCGGGATCGCACGAAGAGGGAACATGGATCCGTGTCCCATCTTGGTGTAATCCCGCGAGTTGATCCGCTCAAGGATGGAGTCGACTTCCTCCTCGTGGCGGGGGTTGAACAGGGCCTCATCGGTGTAGTCATAGAGACCGCAGTTCTTCACCATCTCCCAGAAGTACCATTCCAGAGAATATGGTGTATCGTCATCCTCGAGCATCATGTCCATACGCTCGGCCAAAGCGATGAACATCTCGAGCATAGAGCAAGACTGCTCATTAAGCCAGACGTAAGACACATCGTTGTTCTCTCGAACGAATGCCCTACGCAGGTCAATACCATCCTGTGCACGGTTGATGTCGTTCTGGATCGTCACCCGGAACGGCGTCTGGTGCATGATCTCGAGCAGGCTCATGAAGGACTCCTCGGGACACTCAGCCTTGCGAGTATCTCCGGTTCGATCCACAAGCCACTCGAAATATGAGTTATCCGGTGCTGCCTCGATCATTACTCGTCCTCGTAATACTCAACCCCGAGAACCGAGTGCTCGTAGGAGTCGTCGAGAAGAGTGATCTCGAAGTCCGCGTGGCGGCTCATGCTTCGGACATAGATGATGGAATCGGAGGCAGACACACCGCTGATTATGTTATCGAACCAGGACGTGTCCTGCATAGGAACGCCCCGGTTGTCAGCGAAGACATCGTCCTCCAGGTAGTACGTGAGCTCGACATGCTCCTGATGGCCCTTAGCCCGATACTCCTCTTCAGTGATCTGGTAGGCCTCGAAGTGCTGTCGATCCATCGTACGCTTGGTTACTTCCTCCTGGTCGGAATCTTCCACAGGAGTCGGAGAGTAGTCCACAGCAACGCTCGGTACCACCGGCTCAGGATCGGATTCGCGATCCTCTGAATCAGGGCCATCTCCCACTCGCTCTTTGTGCTTCGCTTCAGCAATTTCTGCAAGCTCCTTGTTGATCTCGATTGTGGCTTCCTGGAAGTCCTGCTCGAACTTGCGAGCAAGAACGAAATATACGCCAAGGCCGCCTGTGACAGCCCCGGCTGCGAAATATGCGATCTTCTCGAACATGACACCTCAGATCTTGTCGTACATCACGCCGTCGACGTTGAAGTCCAGCGCCCACTTGGTGACGGTACGGCCGTTCTTGTCCTCACCCTCGAAGGTACCCTCGAAGATGTTGAAGTCGACGAAGTCATCACCATTCCCCTTGACCCAGCCAGTCACAGCACCAGCGGGAGTGTGAGGGAACCCGAGCATCTTGTACACCTCATTGAGGAAGATGTGGCCACGAGTCTGAAGAATATCATTCGCGTACTGCTGCTGGCACTTGAGGTGGAGCATAGAAAGGTCCTCGTCAGCGGACCAGTTGATGTTCTCATCGTCGAAGATAACACCATAGGGCGAGACTCCGTCGACAGCAGAGATGGCCTCGAGAGTCATCTCATCCTTGGTGAGGTCCTCATCGGCGACAGACACGATAGCGTCCAGCACCGCGTCCTTACCGAACTTGGACTCGACCTTCTTCTTGTAGGTCTTGAAGGCCTGGTCAACAGCGGCGTAAGCAGCAGCCAGAGAGGCATTGCGCTTGAGCATGATGCCGTGACCGGTGATCAGGGAAGCGATAGAGGCCGCCCCCAGAATCAGGGCGGGGGCATAAAGCTTTGCCAGCTTGGTGGTCATTCGGGTGTAGAGGATCACCTTGTCCCGAGTGGCGTCCTTGTCGGTGAGCTTTCCATCCTCGTGGGCCTCGTGGACCTTGACGAGAAGGGCAGTTTCCTCAGCCAGAGTCTCCTCAACCTTGAGGGTCGCCTTGGAGGCTAGAACCGTGGTGCCGATGAAGCCGACAGTACCGGCTGCAGTCAGGATGGTGGGAGCGTGCTTGCTGAGAACCAGTCCAGCGCGTCCAGCGAGACGGGTAACAATTCCGAGATTCATTTGATACGTCCTGCTTCCTTGAGTCGAAGATAGATAGCGATTGCCTGGTCGTCTTCCATGCGTTCAACACGGCGACGCCACTTGTCTGAGAATGGATAGGCGGCGATAAGCTCAAGCCGCACTTGCTGAGGATTCATCGTGCATTGATGTGGTCGGGTTTCGGGAGCTGAAGCATGTATCCACGACGGCTACGGATCACCGACATGTACCGGGCCGAAGTCCAGCCCCAGTTCTCGTCAGTGTATTCGGTAGTGATACCGCAGAGATCGTAGAGGTCGGCGACGGTGGCAAGACCGTACTCCTCGATGATGTCGCCAAGTCGGTCGATAACGAGATAAGCTTCATCTCTGGACTCGAGCTCGATTTCTGAGAAATCATGGTATCGACGTGTACGAGGAGAAGCGTCTCGGCGATTGCCTGGTGCTGAGCCTGGTCGAGAATATGATCCGTATGAGACACGGGACCCTCCGGACGAGCTGCGAGCTCGAGGAGAAGACTCTCCGAAGAGGAGACGTTCGATGCCCTGACTGACCAGATCCGAGAGTGTGTTCTTGATAGCAGGGATCGTAACATCGTAAAGTAGATACTCGCCGACATTGTGAATATCCTCTCCGACGAAAGCAGATACGGCCTTCGTCCCGAAGCTAGACTTCTTCTTGGTGACGGTGGCAGTGGTGACCTGCTCAACCTTCTTGCGCTCGGGGAGCTTGCTGTTGGACGGGAGGTTCGGACGGATTGGTGCGTTTGCCAAGGTGGCCCCTTTCAAGGAGGTGGGGGCCCCAGATTTCTCCAGGGCCCCCAAATATGGATCAGAGGTTGTTGAGCTCAGTCTCCTTGAGCTTGTCGTCGAGCTCCTTGTACTTCGGATCCTGCTGAACCTGCTTCATGATCTTCTCAGGCAGGATACCATTGTAGAACTCACGGACGAGAGCCGGGTTGTCCATGAGCTGGTCGAAGAGCTCCTCGTACTCTGGAGAGTTGAGGAAGGACTCCTTAATCTGCTCCGACTTGACGAAGCGCTCACCCTGACGCTCACCATACGAGGTACCGATGAGGTCGTCGAAGAACTTCATCATAGTGTACAGGTCCTCGTTGTCGATAGCGGCCTGGAGCCACTTCTCGAAGTTGGTCACATTGTCATACCGCTTGATGAAGTCGAACATCTCACGGCGAGACATGTGGAAGTAGAGCTTCTTGGTGGTAGGCTCGTCATCGAAGATGCCACGAACGCGGATGATGTGAGAGAACATGTGGTGTTTTCCTTTCAGTTGATCTTGAAGTAGTTTTCCTTGGGCGCGACTAGAAAGTCGACCGTAAGTACTGGCTCACCCTTCTCGGTGAGCTGAGAACCAAACTCGACGGAGAGGGAGTTCGGTTCTGACCATCCAACCAGTTCACCGGCTGCAATGGGTGGAAGTCCAAGGCCGTTGTAGAACTCGTTGAGGGAAGCGTAGCACTCAAGGTTGAGCTGCCCATTAATGTTGTTCTCGACTCGGCGGATGGATTCGATGTCGGACTTGAAATACCGCCCCGAGAAGATGTCATAGCAGAGAACGTCCCCTCCCCCGGCCACAAGAATAGTTCCGGGATGTGGTTCACCAGCTGCCGATACCGATTTCTCTGCAACGCGGGCCTTAATCTTCTCGCGGTCCTTCGGCTTAACCACGTCCGCCACCGCTTCTCGATATCGCTTAAACGCCGCCTCCGAACCTGTGTAAGCCAGTGCGAACGCCGCTCCACGAGAGTACTGAATACGATTCGCCGCGATGATCGATACCAGAGTGCATACGCCTGCGATGGCCGGGGGAATATATACTCGATATGATACTGCGAACTTCTCCTTCCAAGAGAGGTCTTCGGGTGAGCGAAGATTGGCTTCACAGTAGTCTGCGATCTTCTCGACTGCGAGCGTAGTAGACTTCGCCGTGAGTACGGCCGTAGCAACGGTCCCGATGCATGCCGAGGCCGTGAGAATAGCCGGAGCGTTTGTCTTGAAGAATTGCGTAACACCGTTCGCATTGATCACTTTTCCTCCTTGCTCATTCGGATGTTGATCTTGTCTTCGCCAAGACCCGGGAATGTCGTACGGGAGATCTCGAGCTTGGCGAGATGTGCTGCAACCTCCATACGGATGAGAGACTCGATGTCCTTTCGAGTCAGAACCCCCTGCTCTCCGTCATACCCACGAGGGCCACGCTCACCGGGTTCTCCCTTAGGTCCAGGAGGCCCCTGAATAACCTTGACCTTACACCACTCTGACTTGAAGATGTAGGCGAAGACTCGGACGATTAGGGTCATGATGTTGATCCAGAGGATGACGATAGAAATCGCCCCGATAAGATACATGGTCCACCAGATGATGCTCACTTGTGCTTCCTTTCAACTCGCTTGAGGCGGGGCTTCAGTTTGTAGTTCTGCGGATTGTTGATGCAATCCAGGATATAATCCGGCGTAAACTCCCAAACACCATTCTCCCGAGGGTAGTGCCGGAAATCGATGGAGTCGGCAGCCATTCGGCGCAGATACTCCCGTCGGTCGTCTCCTCGTGAATATGCGCGAGCCTCTCCGGTCGCTCCATCAACACCGAGGTAGAGTATGGACAGAGCGTCTCCGACGACGATGTCTGCGTGCTTTGCCAGGAGCTCCATAACTCCTCCGGGTGTGAGGATGACGCAGCGGTTCGTCTTGGATGCAGATCGGACCAGTTCGTCTCGAGGAACGCCATACCGCCAGCCTCGGAAGGTTTCGACGCACAGGAGGTCACCCCGTACTTCCCATTCAGCAAAGCTTTGATCTTTGAGGAAGTAGTAGGAAGATAGGTCCTCTCCCACACGCTTAGGTCGGGTCGTTGCAGTGCGGACTGCATGGTACCCCTCATTCTCAACCAGCTCCTTCTGGAATGTGGACTTGCCTGAACAACTTGGACCGAGAAGTACGACTAGCATTTCACTCCGCCGAGATCGTGTAGAGGATGACTGTCATGGCTGCCAGCAGGAATCCGATCGCTGTGATGACCAGCTTGGCGAAGAAGGCGATGGACGTGAGCCATACCATCCAGGTTGCCATACTGATTGCACCAAAAACGATCAGAAAAATAAGGCTGATCAGGATGTAGTAGATAGGCGGTTCCTCGAACATATGTGCTCCTTTCTCGAGGAAAGCCTATACCCCAAGTCGGGGTATAGTGCTGAATTACCAGCGGTTGATCTTACGATCACGGCGCGCGATGAAGCGCTGCTGAACACCAACAACGTGCTTCATCCGGGAGTTCGCACCCCTGCCAATAAAGCAGGAGGCGAGAACAATTCCGAGGATGAAAACAGCGCTCTTGATGACAGAAACGATGATGCGGGTCATGAGTGGTCCTTTCAAACGGAGGGGTTTCAATATAGGACCGGTTTTTCTCGCGGGCTATTTCATCTTCTTCCGAATATCTCGAAGCTCGAGCCAGATGAGCAGGAGCAGTCCGTAGATACCAAGCCACTGTCCGAATTCCATGGGTTCTCCTTAGAAAAGCCTATATCCCAGGTCGGGATATAGGATGAGGTCTCAGTCGGTCTCTTCAGAGGCTTCGATCTCGTCGAGCTCATCGAGGTCATCGTGCTCAAGCTCTTCGGGCTCGTCCGTGTCCGGAACCGAGCGGAACGCCATGAGGGTGAGAGCGGTACCGGCTGCGAATACAGCGGCGCCAGCAATCAACTTCTTGGAGTTGCGCTTGATAGCGGGCAGGACAGCGTCCTTGTTGAACTTGAACTCGACGATCTTCTCGTTGGTCTCAACGGAGGTGTCGGTGGTCTCAGTCATGAGGGTTTCCTTTCAAATAGAGGGGTCTCATATAAGGCATGGTTTTTCTCGCGGAAAGCCTATACCCCAAGTTCGGGATATAGGTGTGAAGTCACTTGGAGAAGCACTTCATAGCAAGTTGCATGAACTCTTCATCAACAGTGTCATCTCGGAGTGCTGCGTTCTCTTTCTTGAGCTGAATAACAAGACGTCGGTATTGTTCGGTCTTGAACTTCTGCTCTTCGTGAGCAACAGCAAACCAGATGGCCATGATGGTGATCAGAGCGAGTGCAATGTAGGTCATTGTGGTTCCTTTCTAAGGGTCTTCAATATACCCACAGATTTCCTCGCGGAAAGCCTATACCCCATGGCGGGGTATAAACTTGAGTCACTTCTTAGAGGCTCGATACACGGCTAGGAGGTCGTCTACAATCTTCTCGGCATCCGACTCGATATTCTTACTGAGCTGTGCGTAGTACTTCTTCTTGTACTCGTCTCGCTCATTGGTCATTTCATAAGCGAGGTAGAGGAACAGAAGGGTAGTGCACACAGCTGCAGCAAGGAGAATCGACAGGATGACGATAGTGGTGATAGCGGCGGCAGTCATGAGTGTGTCCTTTCAGAGTAGGGTCTTCAATATAGGAAAAGTTATATTTGCGAAAAAAAAGATAAGCCTAGATCCCATGGCGGGATCTTTGGCTGGAAGGTGGTAGGATCAGAAGTTCCAGGTCTTCTTCTTGCCAACCATCTCGGCGACAATCAGCAGGGTGCCGATGACGACGAAGGGGGCGATGACAAGAGCGAGGAGGGTGGTCATTATGGTTCCTTTCTAAGGGTCTTCAATATACAGTGTGTTATTCATGCGACTTCTGTGACTGGAGTGAATAAGCAAAAAAAAGATAAGCCTAGATCCCATGGCGGGATCTAGAACTGTGTCAGAGGTAGTAGTGGTCGTACTGCTCAGAGCTCAGTCCAGTAGCAGCAAGCTCCTCGGCGTAGTCGAGGGCGGCCTGTGCAGCGGCGGGAGAGAGGTTCATGAGAGTGTCCTTTCTATGACGGGTTTCAATATAGAGCCCGTTTTCTACGCGAAAAAAAAGATAAGCCAAGCCCCCCATGCGTATAGCACAGGGGGCCAGGCGAATCTCAGAAGGGTTTAACCTTCATGATCAAACCGAACGCCTTCGAGCTGACGACTGCAAGTCGCTCGTACTGGAGGACGGCTACGATTCCTGCCATGGAGGTGACTGCACCGAGAATCGCGTCTTTGCTGAGCTTCTTGCTCTCGCCAAGGGCTTTGGCTTTTGCAAGAGTCTCGACATTTCGAGCAATTGTGGTGTAGTCCTCACTAGAGGGATCGTGAAGCTCGGCCTCCTTCAGAGCAGCTTCAATTGTCTGCTGAATGGGGTCAGGGTTCTTCATGGGTGTGGCTCCTTTCTAGGGGTTCATTATACCGCAGGTTTTTCTCGCTTAGACCTGCTTGACGTCCAGCGTCACCTTCCCGTTCCGGAGCATCTCGGCGACGCCCTGGTCGAAAGTGGCATGGATACCCTGGTCCTCAGACACGTGGAGGGCGCCGGAGGGCTGCGTTCCCTGGTACTTGGTGGAGCTCACGCCGAGAAGAACGCCCAGGAAGGTGTCAATCGCAGCGATCGTCCCAGCAACCTCCGTCGGGTGAGGCAGGTGCCACAGAGCCGCCAGCGTGAGATAGAGCGCGGAGGTAGCCGGAAGGGCGACCAGCGCAACCCACTTGAGGATATCGTAGGACTTGTTGTTCAACTTACTCTCCTGAAGGTGCTTTGCCATATTGCTTCCTCTTAGCCGGGGGTCTAGGGGTGGGGACGACGGGAAGATTCTTTACCTCATTCACTATCTTCTCAGCAAGCCCATTCCCCCCGAACTCGGAATAGGGCTCTACAAGATACTTCATGAAGTCCTCATACTCGTCGAGGGTGAGAAATCCTCGATGAAGATATGTCTTCCCGACATATACAATCCGGTCATGGGCCATTCCGAGCAGAAGCCTTGACGTGGCGGACTTCCGCTCACTGCGCTTCATGATCCAAGCCCACATCCCGGAAGATCCCAGAACCGACAAGAATATCGCAAGGACGATGTCGGTCAGGGGGTTGAATCCGAAGTGCTGCATGTTAACCGATCGCTAGATAGGGACGTACCCCGAGTGAGTAGTTGATCGGGGCGTGGGAGAACTGACCAGTAGACTTCATGTAGACTGCAGTCTGTGCTGAAGCTCGTTCACGAAGCCAGTACTCCTCCTCAATGTTAACAAGGGCGGGGTTGAGCCTGAAGGCGGGGAACTGGTTGTGGTGCATACCCTTGGCGAGGGGATCGTTGAAGATCGACGTTCCCCAGAGCATGGCCTCGTCCATGATATTGATGTGCGGGTTATACCAGCGCCAATCCCTGACTGCGCCGTTACCATCGTACCCAGTAGCGACTCGAGTCCAGACGCCAACCATGTTAGACCGATTGAACAGGGACTCAGCCATACGACTGGCCTGGGTCATTGTGGACTGGTTGAGGGTTGAGTCCACGTAAGAGCGCTGATCCGGAATCGTGGTGGACCAGGCTTCTCGGAACAGAGACCGGTCGGGGACTACGACTATGTGGTTCTGGCGGAAGGGCGGCTCGCCGATGTTCATGAAGTAGTTGAACGCCACGATACGCCAGGTGACGCCCGAGTAGGTCCAGTAGTCCCCGAGATAGAGCCCGGAGAAGGAACCGCTTCGAATCGCCTGGAGATATGGAGTCACCGAGTTACCCAGAGAAGCGCCTCGGTAGATCGAGTTGTGGACGCCAACGTTAGAGTCATTAAGCATCCCATAGACTGACCCCGAGTTAGTGAACTTCTCGTTGATCTGAGTGATCTTGAGCTCGGTCCCAGCGACCCGCCCCTCGACGGCCTGGATGCGGTCATTCTGGTTCTTGTCGCTGACCTTGAGGTTGGCAACGTCAGTCGAGGTATTACCCCCCGCGTTAGCCAGAGCATCTCGAACCGAGTCGAACCAGGTGTTGAACTCGCCCTGGAGCTTGGCCTGGAGAGAGTCTAGGTTGATCGTCTCGAGGGGGCCGCGAACATAGGGAGTACGAGCACTACCCACAAGGTTGATAATATTCTCCGCAACGATCTGTCGAGAGTTCTTAATGACCTTGATTTGGGCAAGAGCGAAGGTCTGTCTGTCACCGCTGTCACCGACATTCGGGATCAGAGGGGTAACCGCAGGGGTACCCTGGACCACCTTGATCTTGGCACCACGGACAGCCTTAGATCGGTCAACCTCAATGCATACGAGATCGATTCGGTCCAGGGTTGCGTGAGAACCAGTGAGTGCCACCGTCTCATCACCGGAGTTCTCTACCCATCGGTTGTTCAGCCAGGCCTTACCTGCACCGACATACACCGACATACCGTTGTTAGTGGGGCGGACTCGGAACTTGTCTCCCACGTTCGGGAAGACGCCCGGTGCGATGATGCCGTCGAAGAGCGATCCGAACTGGTCCGCATCGTATGTCCGGTCACCATTTACCGAGTTATAGAAACCACTAGAAATGGCCATGCATTAATCCCTTTCTCGAGGAGCAATGACCTCTCCGGGGCCACCGCGAGTGAAGTCGATACGGAAGCCGTCACCATTCCACTTGGTACGAGACGACATTGAGATAGTGGGAACTCGAGAGAACCCACTACTGGACCAAGACTCAGTCATCTCAGTCAGCTGGCACTCAATTGGTTCTGCGTTGCTGCCCGAGGGGACGTAGTAGAAGATATCTCCGACATCGAATCCAGTACGGTATTCAACATTGGAGAAGCTATTGATCTTACCCGAGATCATCTTGAGCGGGGTATACTTCGGGAACATAGCGTCCAGAACCCAGAATGGGTACCACACCTCGCTCAGAGATGTGATATGCTTCCGCTGAAGATCAGTAAGCGCTTTCCAGTCCTTGATCGAGTAAGGCTTGTGGACCTGAGTATTATCCCACAAGACTTCTCGTCGAGTAATCGGATTCTCGGACCGAAGTGTGTGCGCCCGAGTGTGCGTACTACCATCGGCGATCCACTTCAGATCCACATCTCCGGAGTCCCAGACCTCATAGATCGTACTCTTCTTATCGACGATAGAATCCACCGACTCGAAGTCTGAGAAGTTGTCATTCTCCTGGGCGAGTGTGATCGTATTGATGAGATGCGGGGCAGTTACATAGCAGTGGATACCCTGGTCCTCGAGTTTGATCTTGTAGAAGAGAGAATATCCGTTCGGCTTACACGCCGACAAGACGTTCTTGAACATCTCAGCAATGGGTGCTCGGTCGTAGATGATCCACTTACCGTCCTGGATCTTCTGCCCAGTATCGTTGACGTAGGCCATCTGTGACACTCGAGTTTCTCGATGGAAGTTGAAGTTATCGATCCTACGAGCAGCTTCGGCATCCTTCCCAAGATGAGCATGGGCCAGGTTTTCCGCTGTCATCTGAGCATTGAATTGACCGTTCTTGTCGGGCTCAATCCACTGCCTGTGAGGTAGAACCCTCCACTCAAACATAGACTCGAGAGAGCGCCCAGTATACTTGTGGAGGTAGACACCGTCATCCTCCTGCTTAACCGTGGCAGTCTCGATGACCATAGCGGTAGAGGTATCATCTCGAATGAACAGGTTCCCAAGACTGTACTCATAGCCAGGCTGATCCGAGTAGAGTTGTAGCTCGAACTGGCCGTAGTCATAGGCCCTCTCGGTCCAGTTGAGGGAATAGAAGTTGTTCGGAACCTCAATCCACGAGTTGTAGTTGTGTAGGAACGCGAAGAACAGCTGCATTAGATCCCCCTATAAAGCGTATCGTATTCCATAGAGACGTTCACATCGTCAACGCCTCCAGCATACTGAAGGGCGATCGTGTTGATTCCTGGGTGCATCTGAATCCAGGTACTCCCTGGTGCCAGAACACCGGTGATATAGGATTTCCTACCTCGAGCCTGGTGGGTGATAGACTTCTTACCGGGACGAGTGTCTACAACAATGCTCTCCCCAGCGTAGAAGTTCCCAGCTCGAGAGATGGACATTGTCTCGTTGAAAGTCGTATTACTCAGGATAAGGTTACTGACCGTACCGAGGAACTCAACAGTAATAGTAACACCAGCCGGGTAGTCACCAAGATATCTGATGTCCTTACCCGAGGAGTTGGTCATGTCACCGAACTTGAGCTTGTGGTTGTCCTGAGAGAAGAACGGGAACTCGAAGGTGGGTGTGTTATCATTGAAGCCCACAACCTTCTGGATCTGAGTAGCGGAGGACTTCCAATACGGGTCCAGCCCAAGAAGGGAGACCTGGATCTCCTGCCGCTCAGAGAAGATGTTCGGCTCGACGGACTCGACGATGAAGTCGGAGTGCACGTTAAGCCAGTCGGTTGTCACACCGAGAGTAATGGTCTCCCCGACTCCGAAGTAGGAATATGTCTTGAGTCGGAGTTCCTGAATGTCGGTCCCCCAGGGGATCAGAGTCAGTACCACAGTACGAGTACCAACCCTGATCCCCTTAAGGAACGCTCCGTCCAGCAGGGCGAATCCATCAGTGCTGATGTCCGCCTTTACTGGCCCCAGACCAGTAATCTCCTTGACCGCGACCCCCGACTCGTAGGGGTTCGTGATGTCGATGGTTAGACGATCCCCCGACTTTGTCGTGGACGAGATCTCTGAGATCATAGTGTCAACTTGTCCTTTGCCATAGCAAGCTGAGTGTTGGTGTTGCGGTAGATAGTAGCCGCATCCAGCGCCTCAGGCGAGTTGTTGGTCTGGTTGAAGGTGATGTTTGTAACACCATTTTGACCATTCTTGTCAGAATTGTCAACTGCGATCGGAGCAGGAGGTCGAGCAGCATTAGCTGCCTGAGCTGTGACTCCGATGGCGGGCATGAAGTTATTGATGCCCTTAGCCTGCTTCTGCATCTCGGTGAGGTCCAGAATAGGCTTGATTTCCGGCTTGAAGGATGGGTCGTCCTCGATGAGTTCGTTTACTCCGTCGAGCGCCTTTGACATAGCGTCGTAAGCTGCGCCAGCCATACTACCGCCGGCATCAGCAACACGATCACCAGTATCCTCGATACCTATAGCAAGACCCTCACCGACATATCCTCCAAGTTCCATCATCAGTCGAGAAGGAGAGTGGATCTTGAAGTAGCTCTTGACCTTGTTGTAGCCCTTCTTGGCTACGTTCAGCATAGACTCACCGAAGCTCCAGGCCTTGGATGCGAGACCGTTGGTCATACCGTCGACAATAGCCCAAGCAATCTCTCGACCAACCTTGTTGAAACGAGGAGCGTACTTGTTAATAGCATCGCGAACACCTTCAAGAAGCTTGAGGACCGTCCACATACCCTTGTCAATGATCTTCGGACCATTCCTAGCGATTCCATCAAGGAAGTTGAGGATGACGTTGGTGGCAGCGTCAATGACCTTGCCGATGTTGTCAGCAATTCCGTTCAGGAAGTTTGCCAGGATAGTAGCGCCCTTCTCACCGAACTCATAGGCGTGGTTAGCCAGCTCGGTGAGCATCGCCTGGATCAGGATGAACAGCGTAGCCACAATGCCTGGGATATTGGCATTGATGGCATAGATAATCGCCCCAAGAAGCTGCGCCATAGCCACCGCCAACTCAGGGGCCTTTGCCCCAAGAGTGATGATAAAGTTTGCGATAGCCGTAGCAACATCAATCGCTACCTGTGGTAGAATTGCCGCAAGCTGCTTCAATCCCTCGGTCAAGACCAGGAATGCTGCTGCACCCGTTGTGGCACAGATACCAAGTACTGCTGCAAAGGCCGCCATACCGATCGAGATCGGAAGCAGGGCTAAGCCTAGTGCGAGTAGTGCCGCCGTAAGGACGATCATACCCACTGCAAAGTACTGAGCGCCAGCTGCTGCAGCTACCAGGATCAGCATACCACCAGCAAGAGCAATCAAGCCAATTGCCAGCTGAGTCCAGGTGATCCCGGATAGGGTCTTCATTGCTGATGCCAGTGACAGAAATGCAATTGACGCAATACCAAGAGCAATAGCACCAGTCTTGAAGGCATCGGCTGCTGCCATCGAGATAGCTAGGATAGCCAGACCTGCTGCAAGAGCGATGAGTCCTTTAGCCAGGGTCATGATATCCATGTTACCAAGGATTGCTACTGCCCCTGTCAGAACCAAGACTGCCGCAGACATAGCGATAATCGCAGCCGCACCTCTAGCATTAGCCCTACCAGCAACAGCCATCGCCACAGAAAGCTCGAGAATAATCACGCCTAGAGCAATGACTCCCTGGAGGAGCTTGCCAGTGTCCATTGTTCCGAGCATCCAGATAGCCGCCACAAGGATGTTGCATGAGACGGCCAGCGACAGGAGAATCGCCGCACCCTTACCCATGAATGGGTCCTTACTGACGACCATCATGAACCCAGACAGGATCGCCACAACCGCAGCGAGGGTTACGACGCCCTGGATAGCCTTACCAGTGTCCATAGATCCAAGGGTGTACACTGCCAGAGACAGAATGACACAGGATGCAGCGAGAGCAAGAAGGATTCCAGCGCCCTTCTCGACTCCCTTGGTGGCAGCCATCTTGGTCATGAACTCCTGCATGGTCATCATCAGGATCTTCATGGCGGCAAGACCGACTACAGCACCCTTAAGATCCATACCGGCAAGAATCCGGACAGCAGTTGCCATCAAGATCATGGCTGCACCCATAGCGATGAGCATAGCCACAATACGAACGCTGTCGTTCTTGAAGGCTACCATCTTGGTCATGGACTCAAGCATGTCATCCATCATCTTGAAGAGATACTTCAGGACAGCCAGTGTGACAAGGAGCTTCGGAGCCGGAACAAGAGACATCAGGATCAGCGCCCCGGCAAGAACACCGAGAGCAATTGCGATTGTCAGAAGAGCCTTGGCTTTAACCTTCTGCTCGAATGCCTCTAGGACTCCGCCGAGCTTATCAAATACATTGCCGAGTTTATCAGCGACGTTTCCGATCTTGTCGAAGTTCTCTTTGAAGGAGTTGATCCATCGAGTAAAGGCGATGAGGACTCCACCACCAATAGCCCCGACAAGGATCTTGCCCATGTCATAGGACTTGAGGTTGGAGTTTGCCTGACTCATCGCGGTTCCGATAGAGCCGAATGCATTCTTAGCACCTTCCTTCACCTTGGGGGCGAAGGTGTTTACCACGAAGTCCTTGAACTCGACGAACTTCTGCTTGATGGTGTCGAAGAGTTCCGGGAGGTGAACTGCTCGAGCGACCTGTTCGATGTCCTCGAACCATTTCTTAAGGAAGTTCTCTTTAGCCGCTTGGCCGGTTTCCTTGGCGGCCTGAGCTGCGGCAGACCCAACCTCCGAAACTGCTCCCGCAGCTTCCTTAGCCTTGGCCTTGACCTCACCGTGACCGTTAACCCAGTCGCGGAATGAGACCGCTACTTCCTTAACCTTACCGCCGATGTCGGAGAAGGACTTGCCAAGGTGGTCCCAAACACTACTATTTTGAATAGTATTCCATGTGTCGACAAGCGCATCCTTCAGCTCAACAAGTTTCTCCTTGAGCCACTGAACCTTCTCGGAAATCCTGAGCTTGTTACCGAGTTCGTCGAACTTGGTTCCCAGAGAAGCGACAATTGCCTCAGCCGAAGACATGTCTCCTAGGTTGAAGCCCTTGAAGTAGTCAGACAGAGCGGCTTTACCGGAGATCAGCTTAGCCTTAAGCTTGTCGCCAACACTTCCGGCGAACTCGTTGATCTTGGACTTGGCCTTGTCTACTCCGCTGTGGATGGAATCCATCGCGGCAGAGAACTCTCGACCAATTACCGAGTTCTTAAGAGCGTCCTTGACGAGTCCGAACTTCGAAGCGAGGTTCTTAAGTCCCTCTCCGGCACCCTTGACCTTTCCTGTGAAGTCGATCCACATGATGAAGTCGTGGATCTTGTCAGAGACCCACTTGATGGCCTTGCCGACCAGATCAATTGGTGGTAGAAGGAGTTTTAGAATCTTCCCGCCGAGATCAAGCTTAGTGAACCACTGGTCAAACCAGTAGATCGCCTTACCTAGGACCTTCGTAATCTGGAATACACCCGAATTGATCCCGGTGAATGCCGGGAACAGGGCCTGTACGATGTGTGACGCTACGGTAAAGACAACCTGAGCAATCTCACCAAGGATTGTTGCAAAGATGTGGAAGACTGAGAACAGGCCTGTGAATGTCCACGCAAGCTTATCAGCAAAGTTATTTGTAATGATGAGCTTAGATGTGAAGTTCTCAAATGCCTTGGTGATGCGAACAAGACCTTCGGCACTAGCGTTCATGAATACTCGTCGGAAGGCGGTTCCGATCTGTCCGAGAACTTTGACAATGGCCCAGAAGATATTGGCCAGACCCTGAACGAGGGCGGTGCGTCCGCCAAGGTCCTTCCACATCTGGAGGAATCCGTTTCGCGCGTCAGCGCTGGCCTTAATAACACCACCGAGCCAGTCGCCAATAGACGTGAATAGAACCGATGCCTCTTCAAAGTCACCGAATAGAATTTCGAATGTCTCTGCCCATCCGGAACCGATCGCTTCCTTGGTAGTGTCTACTAGCTGACTAAAGGTCCGGATCTTGGTTGCTGCATCGAATGCGCCCTGAGCGAACTGCTTAAGCTTATGCGCCTGCTCCTCCGAGTAACCCATCTCAACGAGCTGAGCCTCAGAGAGGTCGTTCGTCAAGGCGGTAAGGGTGGTCGTCATGACCTGAGCAGTAAGCCAGTCTTCCTTGAGAGATTCTCGGAAGTTACCGTCCTTAGCAATAGCCTCGTCGTAGCCAGTACCCATCATTCGGGAGGTCTCGATAAGGGCATTCCTGAATGACTCACCGCCCATACCTGCCTGGACTAGCGAGTTCCAGTCCTGAAGGTGGACTGCGCCAGCCGCGATAGCCTGCGATAGCTGGGTGTATGCAGTGGCTGTCTGCTGGGCGGTTGAACCCGAGGCCGCTGCGAGGTTAGACAGACCCTTAATTGATGCCACAGAGGTTTGTAGGTCAACGCCTGCGGCCGTGAACAGACCAATGGCGTGAGTCATGTCGCTGAAACTGTATACCGTCTTATCGGCATAGGTGTTCAGCTCGGCCAGGGAGGTCTTAACTTCTCCGAGGGTAGTCCCCTTCTCGACTGTGTTGGCCATAATGGTCTGAATTGCTCTCATTTTGAGCTCATACTCATTAAAGCCGTCTTTAATGGTTCCGATGAAACCAGAGACAATGCTTCGACCAGCATTAAGAGCCGCGACACCAATTCCACCGAATGCGGTGACGGCAAGACCCTGCATGACGGTCATGTTCTTGCCGATGTCGAGAGCCTTGGTGGCCAGATCGCCGAGGGTGGTATTCTTAGCGATCTCTCCAATACGAGAGAGACCATCTGCAGCCCCCTGCATCTTCAAGGATTCCTTGAGTCGGTCCATACTGGACGCGGATTCCTTGATCGCAGAAAGGAACTGTTTGTTATTCATCTTGAGCGAGACTACCCGCTCGTCAATAGTTGCCACTACTTAGTGACCTCCTTCCAGGCCTTCTTCGCTATCTTGTCGAATACGGGCCTGATAGCGGGGTTGATGTAGTCTCGGCCAACGACAT